GTTACACAAGGCTTCAGGATAGCGCTATTAGGCCAACAATTTCAGCCAAACCTAATGCTCAGATGATTTATACATCCACTCCTCCGCTTGACGGCGCTACCGGTGAAGTGATGTTCGACTTGAGAGATAGGGCACTACAAGGTGATCCGCGCTTGGGCTATCGAGATTGGTCAGCCGTAGATCTATCGCTAACTTTGGATGACATCGGTAAGCGTGATGAAGAAGGTAGGCTTTATATAGATATCAAGGATCCGAAGCTATGGGCTAACGCTAATCCCGCTAGCGGTGAATACGAGGGACCTGGAATAAGGATTGAAGTTCAGGCAATAGAATCAGAGTTACGTGCTATGTCTCAGGTTGACTTTGCTCGCGAACGTTTATGCATCTGGCCTAGGCGTATCTCTGATTCAAGCGGAGATATCAACTTCGATCTTTGGCTACTTCGTTTAAACGCAGCTAGTGCCCGAGTTGGTGAGTGTGCCATCTCTGTCGATATTTCGCCAAGACACGATGCCGCTGCCATCGGTCTCTATGGTGACGGCATTAATAACATGGGTCATATGCAATTGCTCGATTTCAGGTTTGGTATTTCATGGATTATTGATCGGCTAACTCAGCTTAACGCTCTGGTCTCTCCTATCGCTGTAGCTATGGGTAAGGCAACATTTGCATCTCTTGAGACGTCATTGCTTCAGTCTGGTTTCGAGTTGCCGGAAAGTCGAGATAAGTTCAAGCGCGGTAACATTCTGATTCTTGATGGTAAAGATCAGGCTGCGGCTGTGGGTCATATCATTTCGGCAGTTAATGATGGAACATTTTATTGTCGTCCGAACGTAAAAGACCCTGAAGTTTTAAATGGTGCCGTTCAGGGTGCCAAGTTTAGAGATGGTATTGATTCTGTAACTTGGTTGCGCTCTGGTAAGGCAGCAGTGTGTCCCTTGGTGTCGGTTACGAATGCTCGATATGCGTTCGTGACGATGAAGGATTATATCTATGAAGATGACCAGTTTTTCGGTTCCTGGCGTTAGGTTGAATAGGGAGATGGGACATAATGGTGCATGTACTCGACAGGGTGCCGATGGAGCGCATCACGGCGCGATCGCGAGAGCATCGACCGGGACCCCTCTTCCTGGCCCTGATCCGTGCGCTGATGGTCGCGCTGGCCGGTCTCCTGTACGTCATGGGCTGGCTGGCCGCTAAAGCCTTACGGGCGATCTGGACGGCTTGCACGTGGATGGCCGCCGCTGTCGAGCTTGGTTGGAAGGATGGTTTAAACGGTGGGACTTCTCGATAGGATCTCTGCCGTTCGTGCGCCTCGGATACAAGAGCGCTCTACCATCGACTCGTGGATCAATGACTATCTTGTTCCAGCCAACTCGTTTAACTACAACGGGGTTGGCTACAATTTTGGTTTATCTAATGAGATCGGCGGCACGGGAGTACTTCAGTCTTATGACTTGATTCGTAAGACCAAACAAATAGCGGCAACGCTTCCGGCTTATGCTGACGCGGTTAAGAAATGTCCGCCTGTATTTGCGGCCGAAGTTGTTAGAGCTCAAGTGTTGTCGCAAGCTAGGTTTACGTTTCGCCGCAAAAGGAGTAGTCCTCAGGCGCGAAAGACTTATGGTACTAACGCTTTGTCGATTCTTGAGAATCCCTGGCCAGGTGCGACTACAGGCGATTTGATTCAGCGCATGGAATGGCATGCTGGTTTAGCTGGCAACGCCTATGTCACATATCAGAATCAGCTTGGTCGTCAACCGCGCTTGCGAGTGTTGCGTCCAGACTGGGTAGCTATTCTTTATGGATCTGATCTTGATCCTGATGATCCACAGTTGGCTTTAGATGGCGAGATTCTGACTTACATTTACTGCAATGGTGGTTTCAATAAGGTTGGCGGACGCCTAGACTTTATCTTCCCTGAAGATATGGCGCATTGGTTTCCGATTCCTGATCCGGAATCTAATTCGCTAGGGATGAGTTGGATAACCCCAGCCGCTCGTGAAATGCAAGCCGATGGAGCGGCCAACGAGCATAAGCTCAATTTCTTTCGCAATGGCGCAACTCCGAACCTGGTGATTAAGGGAATCCCTGGAATCAACAAAACCAAGTTCGATGAAGTTGTTGACATGATTGAATCGCGCCATAGCGGTACCCAGAATGCTTATAAGACTCTGTATCTGTCTGGTGGCGCTGACGCTACCGTTGTGGGTAGCAATTTCTCACAGATGAATTTCGAACAGCTCATTGGCGCTGGAGAGACTAGGATCAGTTCGCTATCTCGTGTTCCTGCTATCATCCTTGGCTTAAGTGAAGGTCTCAAGGGTTCAGCTTTAAATGCTGGCAACTTTGGCCAGGTTCGACGCATGTTTGCAGATACCTGGGTATTTCCTACATTAGAGAATCTGGCGGCGTCACTCGCGCCAATCATCGCAGTGCCTAGCGACTCTGAGTTGTGGATTGACGTAACAGATATGCCGATCCTTCGTGAAGACGCTGTCGATTTGGCTAGTATTACACAGATTCAAGCTTCTACGGTCGTGTCGTTAACGACGGGCGGATTCACCGCAGATTCAGCGGTGGGAGCGGTGTTGGCCAACGATATGGGTCAATTGAAACAACTGGAGGGTTGGGTATCGGTTCAATTGCAGAAGGCTAATGCGCAACCTTCTGTTGATGCACCTGTTGTTGATCCCGTTCCTAAAAAGCCTGCCATTTTACCTGCAAAGAATGGAAAATGATTATGGACGTCAAGACTGTAGACGTCTTCGTTCGGAGTCTGCCATTTGAGCAGGAAAAGAACGATGACGATACTTATGGGGATGGTCAAACGTTCTCTGGTTATGCGGCTGTTTTCAATTCGCCTACTCGCATTGATTCAATGTGGGAAGGTACTTTTGATGAAGAGATCATGCCAGGTGCGTTCGAAAAGAGTTTGCGTGAAACCACTCCAGTGTTCCAGTTTGATCATGGCAAACATCCTCTGATCGGTTCGATTCCGCTGGGAGTATTGACACGGGCAGAAGAGGATGCAAAAGGTTTATACGTTGAGGCTCGACTTACTGACAATTGGTTGATTCAGCCAGTTAGGGACGCTATTGCTCATGGTGGAATCAATGGAATGTCTTTTAGGTTCACTGTTCCTGATGGCGGGGAAACGTGGACTGAGACCAAGGGTCAAATTCCTAAGCGTGTGTTGCACCAGATCGATGTGCGGGAATTGGGTCCGGTAGTATTCCCTGCATATAGCGACACGACCGCCAAGGTCCGAAGCATGCTAGGACTTGAGGTAGAGCAGGACGACGAAACCGGGGTATCGAGCACGCGAAGTGCCGGTCGCGGGGAATCCGACGGACAAGCTTTAGATGTCGCAGTTAAGGCTAAATTGAAGCGAGAAGGTAATCGTCTTAGGTTTGCCACTCGCTCACAACTGTGAGAGATAAGGATTCCCCGTAATGGGTAAGTGCAAGCATGGCATCAATCTAGATGCTGAATGCACCAAGTGTGGTGAGGAGCGCGCCGCTTCGGGAATGCTTCCGGAAAGTATGGAAGATCTGAAGGGTAAGACTCCGGATGAGTTGCGTACCATGATCGAGGTTTTGGATGCGCATCTTAAGGCAATGCATCAATCGGATACCGGCGAATTGCGTGATCTTTCGGATGATGAGCAGACCGCTTTTGATATGGGTCTGGAGATTCGCGAGGCGATGGTTAAGAAGGTTGAGCAGCATCGCAAGGTTGCTGAGATCTTCAAGAATCGGCCTGCCAGTGTTGAGCGTGTTTACGCCAACATTCGTAATGGCTTGAGTGACAACGCTTCTGATGTTCGTCGCTTGACCAACCGTGAGGCTGCTGATCGCGCATTGCGCATTCTTGAGCACCCGGTTGTATCTTTGCGAGCTGATCAGCTCGATCAGGTTGAGCGTCACATTCGCACTAACACTGAAATTGCTCGTAGGGTTATCGTCACGGAGAACGAGCATTACCGAGAGGCGTTCCTTAAGGTCACGACCAATAAGGATGCAGCATTCCTGTTGCTCGATGAGGAACGTGATGCCCTGCGTGCGTATGAAGAATATCGCGCAATGGCTGAAGGTACCGCGTCGGCTGGTGGTTATGGCCTTCCGGTGTTTATTGATCCGAGCATCATCCTTACGGCTCAGGGAACTAGTAACCCGTTCCTGACTTTGAGTCGTCAGGTTCAGGTGAACACGAATGCATGGAAGGGCGTTTCCAGCGCTGGTGTTTCGTGGCAGTTCCAGGCTGAAGGTTCTACAGTTCCCGATAACTCGCCTACTTTGGCTCAGCCTGTTGTCAACGTGAATATGGCGCGAGGTTTCATCCCGTTCACGATTGAGATCGGTCAGGACTACCCTGGTTTCGCTGAGGAAATGGGCACCCTCATGAATGAGGGTTATGACGAGTTGCTGATCAATAAATTCACTGGTGGTTCCGGCACGAATGAACCGGAAGGTCTTATTACAGCTCTCGTTGCGGATACCACCACTCAGGTCAAGGTTGCTGCATCCGGTTCTATCTCGGCTGCTGATCCTTACTCGGTGTGGAAGTCGCTGCCTCAGC